ACCTTGTAATTCCAGATACCCAAGTTAAGCAAGGTGTACCTCTCGATCATCTGACTTGGGCGGGCAAGTATGCAGCACATAAAAAGCCTGATGTAATTGTGATGATTGGGGACTTTGCTGACATGCCTTCACTTAGTTCTTATGATGTTGGCAAGAAAGCTTTTGAAGGTCGTACCTATGCAGCAGATATTGAAGCTGCCCATAAAGGTATGGATATGTTCATGGCTCCAATCTATGAAGAACAAGCAAGGCAACGTCGTAACAAAGAAAAGGTATGGAAGCCTCGCAAAGTATTAACAATAGGAAACCATGAATATCGTATTGAAAAGGCTGTCAATAATGATCGCAAGCTTGAAGGGCTTATATCGTACGATGATCTTGGATATAAAGAGCATGGATGGGAAGTCTATCCATTCCTTGAACCCGTTTGCATTGACGGTATTATGTACTGCCATTATTTTATCAGCGGCGTTCTTGGCCGTCCTGTTTCTACTGCTAATGCTCTTCTTGCTAAAAAGCATATATCCTGTATAGCTGGACACCAACAAGGTAAGCAGATTGCCAGCGCAGAGAGAGCAGATGGCAAACGCTTGACTGGAATTATTGCCGGTAGTTTCTATCAACATGATGAGGACTATCTTTACGCTCAAGGAAACAAGCATTGGCGTGGTATCATTGTCCTACATGAAGTGGATGATGGACAATGTGATGAGATGTTTTGTTCGCTGGAATTTTTGAGGAAAAAATATGGAACAGCTTACTGACAAGGATTGTAGTGATATTGCCAATACCCTTATTCAGCGGGGTAAAAGGTATGGTAAATTTATTGACCAATCAACCATTGTTCAGAACTTGAAGTATCACATGAATAAAACAGAGGGGTGGTTGAAGCTCAATGACGATCAAAAAGAAGCTTTAGATATGATTGCCAATAAGATTGGTAGAATTCTTAATGGCGATCCTAACTACGCTGACTCATGGCACGACATTGCTGGCTATGCTAAACTTGTTGAGGATAGGTTAAATGGCACAGCAAGATGAACCTTGGATTGAAACCTATACAGGAAAACAATTCCACTTCCTGTCCCCGGCCTTTGACGAGTTTGATATTAGGGATATCGCTCACAGCCTTGCTTTCACTTGTAGGTTTACTGGACATAGTAATCGTTTTTATAGCGTCGCAGAGCATAGCATTTTTGTTTCTTATCTGGCTGCTGATCCTCTTGCCGGTTTACTGCACGATGCTAGTGAAGCGTATATCACAGACATTGCTTCGCCTCTTAAGCCACATCTTCACAACTACAAGAAGTTAGAAGATGAATTGATGCATTGTATTGCACATAGATATGACTTTAGTTATCCTTTAGACCCTGACATTAAGGACTGTGACAACACACAGCTTAAGACAGAGGCTAAGTATCTTCTAAAGTCTAAAGGTATTCCGTGGGTTGATAAGTATCCCACACGGAGACAGCATGGCATACGTCCCCAATGTATGGGGCCAGAACAAGCAGAGAAAGCATTCTTAGATAGATATGAGGAGGTACGGCATGAGTTTCTTATCGAGTCTCGCGTTCCCGCAGTTCTCGCTGGCAGCGAAAGTGCTGGTAGTGATTTCTATACTAGCTGGCGTAGCGGGTCTGTCGGCCCTAGAAACATACAAGCTAACTCGGGATCATTTCGAGGTAGCAATCAACAAAGACAAGGTAGTAGTATTAACAAAGCAGGTGGAAGTACAGAAGGAGGTGGCTGTATTAGATACGAAGGTCCTGACACAAGCCCTTGCGAAACAGAAGCTCCAATTAGAGGCGGATCATGCAAATGAACTTGAAATCTTACGATATGCTGCGTCGCATCCCATCCTTACTGATCCTGTTTGTAAGCTTGATGATGATGGGTTGCGCCTCTGGAATTCAGAGAATCGAGGGGCCACCAATTGAACGAGATGTCGTGCAAGCAGTTCGAGACTCTTGTAAAAACAATTTTGCGCCTGCCGAATCAGGATTCCTTGGCAGTCTATGGGAAAACAAGCGAGCAATTCTTAAACAATCTCGTTCTTGTTCCATCGCTGCCCAAACATTGGCCCAACAAGTGGAAGCACGAAATAACACAGTAGGAAAGTAAATGACCATCACCCTCGAAGAACTTTGTGAACTATTAAAAGAGAGGGTAGACCCTGATCTGCTAGTAGAAGAATTGAATTTATCCACAGAGGATATTGTAGATAGGTTTGAAGACAGGATTGAATCTAAATTTAACAAACTAATAGCTCTTGTGGATGCGTAATGGAACAAACTAGATTTAAAAACTCTTTTGCTGAAACCATATTCAGGACAAAATATGCACAAGGTCCGAGCGATTCGTGGGATCAATTGGCAGAACGGATTGTTGAAGATGTGTGTGGAACTAGATGGGGGACGCTTAATCCCATTATGTCTGAAGACGACAGATCACAACTCGCTGAATATATTAAACAACAAAAGTTCATACCCGGTGGACGATATCTTTACTATGCTGGAAGACCTTACAAAGCCTATAACAACTGCTACCTACTCCGGGCCGAAGAGGATACACGCGAAGAATGGAGTGCTTTATCTTATCGGGCAATGGCTTGTTTGATGACTGGCGGAGGAATCGGAATTGACTATTCTATACTTAGACCTTCTGGAAAGACACTTTCAAGAACTGGAGGAAAAAGCTCGGGACCTATACCTCTCATGCACGCCATTAATGAAATCGGAAGAAATGTCATGCAAGGCGGTAGTAGACGATCTGCAATCTATGCTAGCCTTAATTGGCAACATGCGGACACACCTGACTTCCTTACAGTTAAAAACTGGCATGAACAACCCATTGGGAGAACTAGAAAGCTAGACGGCACTCCATATACACATTGGGATGCCAAGCAGGAAGACTTCAATCATAAGGCTTTGCTTGATACTACTAACATATCATTGAACTATGATGATGATTGGTTAGCTGATCCTGATAGGCACGAACATCCTATCTTTTTACAAAATTGTAAACAGGCAATGATGACCGGAGAACCGGGATTCAGTTTTAACTTTGGGCCTAAATCAAATGAGACACTTAGAAATGCTTGTACAGAGGTTACATCGGAAGATGATAGCGACGTATGCAATCTTGGTTCTATCAACATTGGCAATATATCATGTTTGGAAGAGTTTCGGGGAGTGGTTATTTTGGCAAGCAAATTTCTCGTCTGCGGAACACTCCGCGCCGACTTACCGTACGACAAAGTGTATAAGATTAGGGAGAAGAACAGAAGGTTGGGTCTTGGAATCATGGGAATACACGAATGGCTCCTCAGAAAAGGAATGAAATATGAAGTTACTCCAGAACTACACAAGTGGCTTGCTGTCTATCGTATGGAGAGTGAACGAGCCGCTAACGAGCATTGTGATCGCCTCTATATTAGTCGTCCTGTTGCCTATCGTGCCATTGCTCCTACAGGCACTACTGGTATTGAACCTCTATTTAGCGTTGCTTACAAAAGGCGATTCCTTACAGACGGAACTAAATGGAAGTACCAATTTATTATTGATGGTGTTGCTCTGCGTCTTATTAATGAATATGGCCTCAACCCTGATGAAATTGAAACATCTTATAAGTTAAGCCATGACTATGAACGGCGAATCAAATTCCAAGCGGACATACAAGATTACGTTGACATGTCAATTTCAAGCACCATCAACTTGCCCCCTTGGGGAAGTGGAAAAAATAATGAGTCAAACATTATCAAGTTTGCTTCTATACTTGCATCATATGCCCAACGTCTACGGGGTTTCACATGCTATCCAGACGGAAGTAGAGGAGGTCAACCCATCACAGAAGTAGATTATAAGGAAGCATTACAACATAAAGATGTTATCTATGAAGAATTAGATATCTGTGATATTAGTGGAAAGGGAGGAAGCTGTGGAGTATAGTCTGTATACTTGGGTTGCAAAAATCTTTGAAGCCCATGACTTTATCTTAGAGGAAGATATGGAAGATGGTTCAACTGCACCATTCACTTCTGATCTTCTTTGGTGCATTGAAGAAAACAACAGGTTTGTAGGAGTTTATTAATGACTACCATTGTGGCTAATTTAGAGGGCATGGCAGCCGATAGCAGGTGTGTTACTGGTGGTGCTTACTTTCAAGTTCAAAAGATTCATAGGATTGGGGATTCGCTAGTAGGCACAGCGGGAGATGGATTCATGTGCCTTGCCTTCTTGGATTGGTTCCGTGGTAAGCGTGATCCTAAAAAGTTACATGAACTGATAGGAGAGAAGGAAGAGATGTACAATAGGAATGATATTGATATCCTAGAGCTTAATGAGAGAGGTCTATTTCTCTGGAATGGTTGGGGATATCCTGAGCACATTCTTAATGATTCGTACTCTGTTGGCTCAGGGTCAATGGCAGCCCTTGCTTTACTTCGTGAGGGTAAGTCCTTAGAAGAATCTGTAAAGGGTGCTATTGGGCAAGATGAATATACTGGTTTTCCTATTCAAGTAGAGTACTTGCTGCCTAGAGAACTTATGGTAGCTACAAAGAAACTAAAATGAAAATTGGAACTATCTCGTTTGAACCTATTGCTGGACTTTGTTTTGGGTTTGAATTCATGGGTGAAGGTTGGAAAGATTTTTGTATTCATCTAGGCCCATTACGAATTATAAAGCTGACTATTGATGAATAAAGATCAAGAGATTTGTGCATTAAAATTACAAATTGAGTCTATGAGAACTCAACCCGAAGCTCTTAGAGGAGTAATTGAAGTTAACGAAATGGAAATATCCCAATTAAAAACTACACTATTGTTACTACAAGAAAAAATAAACTTTGCCATAGATGTGCTTAAATCTGTAGATTTTAAAGACGAATTTTACCCACAAAAACATGAATAACTTTATCAAAGCTATTGAGTTTACTCTTCCTTGGGAAACAGGACGGGACCGTAGTGGCAAACTTCGGCAAGATGGAGGGCTTAATGATGATGATGGATCATGGACTAAGTGGGGTATCAGACAAGCAGCTAACCCCGATCTCGATGTACCTAATCTGACTATCGACGATGCATTCAAGATTTACAAAACTCGTTATTACGATTCATACAAAGCTTTTAAATCTCAGCCTCTCGACTTGGATACTGTGGATCAGCCTTACGCTGTTGCTGTATTCGATACTGGCGTTAATTGTGGTATCAATCGCTGCTACAACTGGCACCTAACAGCTACAAAAACAAAAGACCCAGTAAAAACTCTACTGGGTCTTAGGGACATGCACTATACTAATCTAAAGGCTGGTAACTTTACTAAGTATGGTAAGCAGTATAATGGTTGGATTAATAGGCTTAACGACCTGAAGAAGTATTGCGCGATTCTTGCTGCTGACGGAACCCCTCAAGTTGCTTCAAAAGATTAACCTTGGCTATCACGTCTTGAGTATGTTGAGCCTTTTCAAATTCTTGTGCATAGAAGTCTTTATTCCGTCCCATTAATGTAGCTTGCATATCTTTTATAGCATACTTTAGTTCATCAGTTCCCCTAGTTTCAATAAGAACTTTAGCCAACTCTGCAACTTTGGGGTTGGCTTTTCTTATGTCCAAAGAACCTTCTTCAAGTTGTTTAGCTTCTTTAGGAGTTAGGTTAGCCATCATTTGATCTAGTTTTTGGGAAACGTCTTTCTTAGTTTTACGTTCCCAATACTGTAGATAGAGATTACGATCAACTTCTTCATTCTCTTTCTTACTGCGAATGCCAGTATAAGCCATAGCGTGTTCGTCAGGTTTCCTTGTATAGAAACCTTTATCTTGCGAGGAAGCCTGACTTACATATTCTGTTTCACCTTTAGCGTTAGTCTTAGCTTGATCCAAGAGATAGGATTTAACTGCTGACCCCATAAAGGAAGGAAGACCTTTAATACCTTCCTTAACATCTTGTCTAGTAGGTCCATAGCCAAGTCCAAACCAAGACTTCATTAGTCCTTTTCCAGCCCAATCCCCCAACTGCATCATATCATAAGCAAAAGAGAATGGTAAGGTATTAGCTGACAACACAGAGGAGTAGCGTAAGCTAGCTGATACATCAGGTCCAGAAGTCATACCTGCCGCTGTTGCTGCTTTATCCATACCCCAAGTCATAGGCCCTTTGATAGCGGCATCAGCCACAGTACCGGCAGTACCACCAAACTCTTTTTGAATCCAATCCTTGGCCTTGTACATAGCGCCCGCCAAGGGAGGAATATCCACGTTCATTTTCTGTAAGAGCTGACGCAAGGCATCATACTCTACAAGAATAGGGGCACCAACTGCTCCAGCAAGAAGTGTGTTGATAGCAAAGGTAACTACTAAAGGCTGGATAGCACCAGTCTTTACCATCGTATCAAAATCAACCCCTAACCTTCCAAGTTGATTAAACTTCCACTTGGCAAAGTTGCTGAACAAGTGACCCACATCCCCTGTTTGGGAAACAGCAAGTAGAGTAGCTTGTTTAGAATAGTCCCCTGTCCATGAACGAGTAGCTTCATAGACAAGCTGTTTAAACTCCGTGCTGGTTTGTTTTAGTTCTGGCCTTGAAAGTTTGTAGTAGTTGTAGTAATAAGTAAGGGCTGAGAGGTTGGTAGCTTTTTCAATGTAGTTTCTAGGAAGATTGATTGTGTTATCCAGAACATCTCTGATACCATGTTCTTCAGTAATACGAAGAGGATCAGAAATACGAGGCTCAACCATACCTTCCAAGTCAGCTTGTTTCATAAAGCTTTTGTAGTTAGGATCAAGATGCGATGACATAGCCTTAATGCTTGCTAGAGCTGGTATCTTGTTGTTGACCCCCTCTAAACCAGCAGTTCTAAATCCATCCAGTCCAACAGCTATAATTGAGGTAGCATTACTAGCAAGCACAGAAGGCACAGAAGCAAGCTTCCACATGCTCATAAGACCAGTATAGTATTGTCCAATCCTTGCTAACTCTCTAGGTTTAAAGTAGCTTACATCACCGCCTTTATAGCCCATAATACTACCAGCAAACCTATCTATTTCTTTCCCGAAGTTCTCAACAGTCTTATCAATAGCTTTACCCATATCACGGAACTTAGAGAGATTAACTCCTAGCTCACGATACACAAACTGTTCCATTAGAGCCTTAGCCATAGGCATTTCCTGCATGGCTGTGCTATCCAATAGAGGAGTCTTAATTTCCCTTAGAATCCTACCTTTAGTCTCAAGAGCAAAGGATTGTTCCATACGTTTTTGAAGAAGGGAGAGAACTTTAGAGTCCATTGCATGGCTTTCACCAATCTTCTCTCCAGTATATCCAGCAATATTAACTGTGGATCGTTCCAGCTCAAACTTACGTTTGCGAACTTCCATCTCTTTCAGCATTTGGTCAGTAATGCCTTTAAGAAACTCAGGAGGATTAGCATTAAGACTTAAAGCAGCATATACGTCTGCAATAGAGTTAGCAGCGTTTCTTTCAATAACTACATTAAAATTTGCTGCATCTTCACGATGGCTGATTAGTTTTTGAAGCCCTTCGTGCATATAATGAGCCGAAGGGGAATCTTCAAAACCTTTCATGTAATGAATCTTCTCACCAGTAGGTGAATTCTCACTAATAGTAACAGTCCACGGACCAACATGCTCACGCGGATAGTACATTGGTTGGCGTTCCCAACTATGACCAAAGAACTTACCAGCATTAGCTTGGTCAACAATACCAATTACTTTAGTAATATTGAGAACCTTGATTGCTAAAGGAATAAGCTCATCACGCATTCCCTGCTCTTTAAGGAACTGCTCTCTTGTGTTATTATTTTCAGCTAAAGCTCTAAGGTCTTTAAGCTTAGGGTCTTGAATGTCAGAAAGAATCTTGAACATCTCAAGAGCATCTTTACGCTTGTTTTTAATGAGAGATTCTACATCACGAAGATATGTCTTATACAGATTAAATCTAACGTCAGCATCATTAACAATCTCGCGTGTTTTATCAAACATGAACTTGATGAAAGGGTGATTCAGGAACACCGCTTTCTGGTTCATAGTCATAGGCACAAGCTTTTTCCAAGGACCAATATCTTGCTCTTTGGGAGTCTCTGCTATGACTTTATTAATATCCTTGTACTCTCTAGTGCCTCTATCCGATACAGTCAGACCAAGATCAGTCTTGTCAATGTTCTGGATGTAGTCCAGACGATCCATAAGGCTGTCAACGGCAGTTAAAGCGTTAGTCGAGGTAGTGTCGTATCCAAACAGTTTCTTAACAGAATCTACAAAGACCTGCCATGCTGACTTACCATAGTTAGGTAGTTCAATACCTTTTAAGAAAGCTCTCCATTCAGGGTCAGTCCAAGAATAGGCATTAAACTCATTGGCATTCTCCATAGCATTGTCCCAACGACCGGGCAACTTCTCTGGAGGTTTTGCAGCTACAGCATCATAGACTTGATCTTTTAGATTAGAAAGCTCTTTAGCATAAGCTACTTGGTTTGCATACTGTGGCTTTTTACGTTGTACAGGATCATTAGCAATACGAAGAGCAGCTTCAGTTACTCCATGAGACATTTCATGTAGAGCAACTTCTGCCGAGAGTCCAGAGGGAAGTTTGTTGTCAAACATATAACCTGCACCACGCAAGTATATAGTTTGAGAACCGTCAGGATCAGTAAAGTGCCCGCCTAAAGCCGCATCCATAAAGGACTTGAACTCAGGACCAGCAGCCATAGCGTCTTCTGGATCAACTACCCTAAACTTAACGTCACTATCGTGGGTCCTAACTAGGTTTTGCAACCTTTCAGCTAGCAATTTAAGATCAGGGTCTTTGACATACTTATTGACTACATCCAAAGCTTCTTTCATCGTGGTAGCTTTAGTCATTTCGCTACCAAACTTAGCGTTGTTTTCTAAGTCTTTAATCCTGCTAGCATCTTCATAGACCATAGCAGTAGGACGAGCCTCAGAAGTATTGATTATCTCAGGCTTGCTAGTAACTTTTTGTTCTTGTACTTCCGCCCAAGAGTTAGCAAGAATTTTAGCACGTTCTAGTTCTTTATCAGGCCAATAAGGTTTATAATATTCTTTAGGATTAATCTCATTAGTAAGTTCTTTAACTCCAGCAGCTTCATCTTGTGCTAGTGCGTCTGGACCTTTAGCTGCTTGAATATCATTACTCTTATTTACACGCTTGATTGTTCCGGGCTTAAGTCCGTATTGAGGAGCAGCAATACCAGAAGTATCAACACCAGCTTCAGGATTAATAGGAGCATTCTTATTAATATCATCTACAATTTTCTGTGCTTCTGCAAGTTTAGCTTCATCTGGTTTAGGAATAAGTTTACCTTTTTCATCAACAACAGGCTTACCTTTTGACGCTTTCCATAAGGCTCCTAGCAGAAGTATATTGATAGCATCTTCTGTAAGCATTCTTCCGGGGGTTACATCATTACCCCAAAAGTTATCAGTAATAGTTTTAATTCCTTTTCCTACAGCTTCCATTGAAACTTCAATAGCTGGATTGGATTCAAACTTTTTAAGGTTTGGATACTGTTCTCTTAAGGTAGCGCCTTGGCTATATTCAGCCATAGCTTTACCTGCCTCTTCAGAGCCAGCTCCCTTGAGACCTTCAGTTAAACCAACAGCATACTTTCCAAGAATAGTAGGAAGTGCTCCAACAAACTCAGCAATATCTAGACCAGTACCAACTGCTCGACGACCAATATCACCGAAGATAGAGCCACTATCCTCAGACTTAAATGGTTTCTTAGCCTCATCACTAATACCAATTTTCGATTGTCCCACAACAGGAGACGAAGAACTTTGTGGTGTAAACTCAGCTCTACTAGGGTCAAAAGATTTTGCATCAATAGGCGCAAAATCAGCATGAGCCGGATCAAAAGCTCCTTCATGTATATCAGGCTCAGGGCCATAAAGTTCTGGTCCTAAACGATTTCGTAATGATTTTTCTGGCTGTATTGGACCTGGACTTGTAAGTACAGCCGTACTCGGATCAAATTGAAGTTCCATTATTTATTCACGTCTTGCCAATTTTTACCATCCCACATTAATTGGATTCCAGACCTTCGATCAGTATAGACTCCAATTTTATTAGGATCGGCTGGAGCAGGAACATTAGAATACTTTTTAGAAGTAGGAGCAGTAGCAGGAGCAGCTTTGTTTGCAGCAGGAACATTAGGTACAGGTACAGGAGCAGCCGTGGGAGCCTCAACACCATTAACACCAATGTTCCTAGCAGTTCCAGCAGAAGCAGTTCCAGTAGCAATCTGAGAAGCAGCGGCTTTAGTAAGACTAAATTTAAGCGCGCCTTCAGGATCAGTTAGATGCCAAACACCATTCTCATCTTGTCTACCATAATTCATTAAGATAGCTTGATCTTCTGGCTTAAAAGCATTAATTGGTTTATTAGCTTTAAGTTCTGCTTTTAATCTTTCAAGATTAGATTGTGCATCAATCTTCATTTGGGCTACTTGCTGTTGATTCATTCCGGCTATAGTAGCAACATTCTGACGAGATTCAGCACGAACTTCTTCAGTAGGAAGATGCCATCTAATATTAGGTGAAGACTGAGCAAGACCAGCAGTAAATAGAAGCTGCTCGTCTTTATGACGATCTGTTCCCATTACATAGAAACCACTCTCAGTAGGAATTTTAAATCCTCTAGCAGCTTCTACAACTCCATCAATAGCGGCTTGTCGTTTTTGTGGGTCTTTAATACTATTAGCTTCGTAGTAAGCATTGCCTGTTGATTTTAGCGAATCAAGTTTGCCGCTATCAATAGCAGCTTGAAGATCACCAGTTCTCTTTTCTAAAGTAAGTCTTAGCTCCTCAGCTTCTTGAGGAAGAAGTCCTTGAGTAGTTTTGGCTCTTTGATTAGCAATTTGAGCTTGCGTTAATAGACCGGGTAGTTGTTCGCTTTCTACCTGACCCTTTCGTTGTAGGCTTTGCAGGTTAAGTTGAGCCTCTTGTGCCCCACCTTGCAAAGCTTGGTCACGAAGCTGTTGCATTTGGTTGTATCTAGAAATTTCATCTAGATTGCTAGTAACAAATCCGGGAGCTGTAAAGGGACTAGCGCCCGCTGCTTGTCCGGCTTGTTGAGCTAAGTTTTGGTAGTCCATTATAGTTTATTCAGCCAGTCAAGAACGCTGCCCCCAGCCTGTATAAATGAGTTAATAGAAGCTTGTCTCATATTAGTCATATTCTGAGCACCATTTGCCATAATATTTCCAGCGGGAGCCGTGGGTTGATTCACACCAGCCGCTTGAGCAATAGGCCCAATTACTGCATTAACAGATTGTTGTAGTAAGCCGGGTAGAGCGTTAGCAAAATCAAAATTAGGATTTTGACTACGAAGATACCCAGTAGCAGCAGCTCTATTAGTGTTCTGTCTAGTGAGTTGATCTAGTCCTTGGCGATAGATACCACTTTGACTAATAAACCCAAAAGGATTCTGTAAGTATTGTTGAAAGAGATCATTAGCTGTAGCCCTGTTAGCAGAACTTAATGGGTCAGCTCTATTAGCAGCATTGCCTAAATTATTAGCATAGTTATTAGCAGCACTTCCTTGTACGATTCCACTAAGAATACTACCTCCAGCAGAAGTAAGAGCATTGGCAGCTTCAGGAGAAATGCCAAGTGTGCTAGATAAGAATGTAGACAGTGCATTGCCTTTTAAACCTTGTGCAACACCTTGTTGAATAGCACTTGTAGCCGCTGCTGTGGAAGTACCTGCACTTTGTGCAATAGGAGCTATAGAGTTTGCAATCTCTCCATCTAAACCTGTAGTCATTCCAGCATAAGAGGATAAACTTCCAGCAGTTCCAGAAGCTCCTCCTGTTAAACCAGCATTCGTAAGCCCCATTGCTTCTTCAGGTGCAAGACCTCCAGTTGCTCCTAGAAGACCTTCTCCTGCCCCACCAAAAGCTCCAAGGCCATACGCACCAGTAAGTCCTGCACCAATAGCACCAACAGTCCTTAAAGCTCCTTGCCAACCATGTCGTTGATCTGTTCTAGCATCACGAGATTGCATAGCAGCAATCTTATCTCCATTGAGATTGCCTGCTTCCATGACATATGAGCCATTAGGATCAGGTTGGCTTACAGGTTTTCCACTAGCATCAAAATACATTACACGAGAAGGATCAGAAGCCCAACCTTCATTGATAGGGTTATTGCGATACTGTGGAATACCACGACCAGTTAGATAATGACCTGCACTAGAAGTATTTCCACTATCAGGAATCTCATTATTAAAAGGACTATTTCCAAATTGTTGAATGAATTGCTGTACCATAGGATTGCTAGAATTTTGATAAGTAGCATTCCCAAACTGTCCTGCTGTTTGTCCAATTAGAGGACTTTGAACTGGTTGAGTATTAGTCTGTGTTGGTTGCGGTGTAGTTTGTACTTGAAGATTAGGAACCTCAGTAGCTTTACTTTGTATATGTGCAATATTACTAGTTCCCATTGTTTGCATAGGGAGCATAGGAGAAGCAGGAGTCATAGCCTGTTCAGGTTGCATAGCAGGGGTTGGTTGTCCTCTAGGAAATACCGGTTCGCCACCAGCAGCCGATGCTCCACCTTGTCCTTGAATATAAGGACTAGCATACTCTCCTCCAACGGCTGTTGCATTAGGAGTATTAGATTGTGTTCCAGGAACAAACCCACCACCATTGCCTAAGAATCCAGCCATAGTTCCTTGCTGTTGTCCTTGAGAAGCTAGACCAGTATAGTATCTTCCTGTATTTGCTCCGGGACTCATACTATTTTGTTGCATCAAATTCGGGAATGTAGTGTTTATTGCCATATTAGTTTAACGCTATCCAGTTAGTACCATCATAAAAATAGGCTTTACTTCCTGCCTTGTCGATATACATCGGGCATCGCCCGGTCACTGATTCTGGTACTCCAGTTGGAGCGCCTGTTCCTGCTGGCACATACAGAAATCCTGTAGTGGAGGTACTACTAATGGAATTTATTCCAGCAGCCCAACTACCGCTCGGATAAATTTCACCGGATATTTGTCTACTTGCTGAACCATTTGGGGTTGTATAAAATTGTATGGCCGTACCATTAGTTCCAACACCCCAAGCTTCGGAAGCATAAAATCCAATACCGGCAGTCCATTTGTTATTAGTTCCGTCTTTACCAGTAGCATTTAAATATAAAAGAATATCATTTTGAGCTAAGCCACCAGCAGTTCTTGACCTGTAGCCAGTTAAAGCGGGAGCTATAGTATTGCTTGTAGAAGAAACTTGTATTGGTCCATCAAATTGCCAAATATCATTTACACCAGTACCGCTAGATGTAGCTACTGTTTTTCCAAACAAATATTGTGTTACAGTTGCACTAACTACTTTAGAAATACTAGAGAAGAAATCAACTATAAACTGAATAACTTTACGCTCTGGTTCAAAAACTCTAGGGTCTTCTCGGTAGCCTGTTTGAGCATAGGTCTTAGGTAACTGCACGAGCATCTCCTACATCGTAATCAATATTGATATTTGAAATACGAAGCGCAGAATCGTCTGTGTTACTGAAGTAAAAGGTCCCGCGTTTAAGTGAGCCCCACATCCAGCTACTTGTTTCATAGGGAGCATAACCAGTAGTTGAGACTGTTCTTAAGTTGCCTGAACCATTTGCACCCTCTTGCCAAAACCCAAGTTTGGTTGTATAGTAATTCCCTGAGTCAGTATAGACTGTAATACGATTGATAAACTTCCTATCAAACGATCCAAAATCTAGTTTAGAGATTTGTATCTCTACAGGAAAGATTGTTCCCTTATCACTATAGATTGAGTCGTCAAGGAACCTCAACGAGCCATCATCTAAATCTTGCACATACTGGACATTTGAGGAGTTGATACAAGAGCCAGAAATACGCCATTTACCAATAGCCGTGTACTGCAATCCATTAGCAGTAAAGGTATTGGAAGCATTAGCTGAGTTCCAGTTGCTCCACATTTCAGTCTCTAAATCATATACCCAAGTCGAGCTAGTTGCATCTACATTAGTTCCACCACTTGTCCAATCTGGATATCTAAATGTTAATGTAAGAACATAAAATCTATGCCCACCAATATTTAACATAAAAGCATATGATCCATCATTTACACTAACAAGATTAAGATACTTATTTAATTCAGGGCTTGTAATAGATTTTAGTTGAAAACTATTATTAAGCATGTGAACTTCGTGATTACCTTGTTCATTATTGCTTAACCAAATAAGTTCACCAGAGCCTGTATCCACAATAGTTCCGGGATTGCAAC